CCACCACCGCCACCTGCATATGCTGTGCTGGTTCCGGAAATAGATGATCTTAAACCATTTCCGCCAGCACCTGGAATTCCAGAAACACCATTTCCTCCAACAACACCAGCGCCACCGCCACCACCGCCGTAATATGTACCAGACGAAGCAGGCCACTGAACACCGTCACCGCCATTTCCACCTTTATATGGGTTGGGATTTGTTGCGTTTCCACCGGCAGCACTAGCACCGCCACCGCCACCGCCGCCAGCGCCTGTACCGGGTGCATGGTAAGACGACCCGCCTGCATAACCTTCAACAGGGGAATATCCGCCAGAGTTACCAGCCGACCCGGCGCGTGTTCCACCTGCACTATTGCCGCCAGCACCGCCGCCAGAACCACCAGTTGAGCCAGAACTATTCCAGCTCCCACCGCCACCACCGCCAGAAGCAGATATTGTGGTAATGCCGGAGCCACTAAGAGAAGAACTAGACCCACTCGCAGACGTAGACGCACCGCCACCGCCAATAGTTGCTGTATACGCTACGCCAGAAGTAACAGCTACAGACCCAGTTCGAACGCCGCCTGCACCGCCGCCGCCTGAGATGTCTGTGGTTCCACCGCCTGCACCGCCGCCAGCAACAACAATATATTCCACCGATTGCGGCGCACCCGGCACACCAGAACCAATGAGCAGCGCGTAAGCAGTCATTAGCTCACCCCGCCACCAGTGATGACAAAGATGTTTGATGCAACGCACAAAATGGTCGCGAGGCCATAACCAGCGAGCGTACGATTGCCAGTGTTAGTAGTTCCAACTTGGCGAAGCGTTACAGACGCACCCTGTGTGATTGTTTGTGACGAAGTTGAGTTGTTGAAGATAGTAACGGTATCACCAACACCAAACACACCAGCGGGAACAGTTACGCCACCAGTCGTGATTGAGATATGCTTACCGTGGTCAGATGCAACCAGAACGTACGCGCCGGACTGAGCATTCTGAGGAACGTCGCGCAGTTCACCCTTACTATCGGTAATAGTACCGCTAAGAGTTATAGAGGTACCGGACAGTGTGCCAGTTAACGTGCCGCCAGTAAGCGGAAGATACCCAGAACCACCAGTGAAAGAGTTAGCAACAACCCACTGCGACGACGTACCGTCGTTATAGTAGGTGTACATCTGGCCGTTGGCGGAGTTCCACCACAAGTCACCGGCAGACGGACTTGCTGGAGCAGTGTCACTGATAGTCGCACCGCCGCCGCCAACAGGCGACCATGCAGTGCCGTTGTAGCCTTCAAACTTAGTCAGCGAACTATTGAAACGAAACATACCCGTAACTGGAGTGCCGGGTCGTTCCGCCGTAGTACCAACTGCAGTTGTGAAGAAGCCAGTAGCAGACAATGCGGCGTTGCCAGCCGTGTCAAACGCCAATGGCAATTCTTGGACAGCACCGGCACTAGACGTATTACGTCCAAGTATCTTACCGGCGGCAAGAGTGAGCGTATGTTCAGCGTTCCAATTAGAAGGCTGAACAAGCGTACTGTCAGTCCCGTCCGCTTTCGGGGACGTAAAAGCGTGCTTGACCGAGATTGCCATCTCTTATCACCTTCCGATTAGGTCACCGTGAAGATGCCGTTAGTGCTATCGAAGTCAACGGTCAACGTCTCAGTGTCATTGAGAGTAATGGAAGAGCCATAGTCCCACCAAGCAACGAGCGGCTTAAGTGGCGATGTTTGTGTGTCGTTATAGAGCACTGCGTAACGCAGTGGGCCAATCGAACCACCAGAAGCAGTGAAGACGACGTCAGTGCCGCTCACCTTAGCAACACCAGACGAAGTAGAAGAGGTAATCGTCGTCGCAGTGCCGCCAGCCGTATAACCATTACCCGCGCTGATCTCAGTGAGATCGGCTTTAACGGCATTGGTGTTAACCGGTGCAGTATTGGTGAGCATGATCTTGAAGGTGTTTGAAGCAAAATTGTGCTTCCCTTCGATGAGGTCTTTGGTAAAGACCTGAAACTTGTTGTACGAAGCCATCTTACATTCTCCAGTTAGCTACGAACGCTAAGCAGGCTACCAAGCCCTAGCTCTACGACGAGCAAAAGTTTGAGGGAACCTCCAACTCTGCCCACGATATACGTTTCTATGCTGCGCTTCAACTTTAGCGACTGCTATCGCCCCTTGGAAACGACGCATATGGTAGATAGCCATGCGCTCGTTTGAATACGGTTTGGCAATCTGCGACATCATCCGGCCAAGGACACCTTCGAGAATATCAACGCCGTACTTCTCAAGTATCCAGTCAGGATATTCTGGATAACCGTCTCGCGTGACGGGGTCTTTCACCGTCAACGCGAGTTGAAGCGTGTAGGTATCCGCTTGGTTAGGATAATCGACAAGAGTGATCTCGCCCGGCACCTTCATCAGCGCGGCGACAGTCACACCGTCAGAGTTAACAACGCCCATCAAGCGGAGGATATTAGCGACGCCAGACGGAGTGACGTAGTACGTCTTATTGTCTGTCGTAACACTAAAGTCGATGTCTTCTGTCCAGATGTTGGTAGCGCCGAAGAACTGATCCATTGCGGAAAAGTATTCGAGCTTCAACGCCTCATCGGTCGCACCCGGCAAGCGGATGCGGAGGTTATCCATCAGTCGGTTAAGATCAGCGGACATGGACCCCTCACGACTGGATGGTCAGCATCTGCGCCACGAACTTATTGAGGAACACAGTCGCTCGCGCGTCTTGTGTATTCTCATCGTCACGAAGCTGCGCCTGACCACAGATATAGTACAGCAAAGATACACGATACATCGGGTCCATAGCGACAGTTGTCGTCGTCATATTCACCGTCGTGTATGTCGGGATAGTAGTACGAAAGTAGGAACGCATAAGTTCCGGGCGCAGACGACGGATCTCAAGCAGGCCGAGATTAAGGTTCTCAACCAGCTCACTGTCAGAGTAACGATAGTCCGGGATCGTATCCTGTAAGAGGGTACGAGCGTTTCGGACGTAATCTGCAACAGTGTCAAGCGCCATGATTATCCCCCAAGGAAGAATAGGAGCCCCCGGTTAAGGGGGCTCCATTTCTATTAGCCGGGGGTCACGATTGCCTGAGCAATCGCGGTGCCGTCAATGACCTTGTAGCCATAGACCTGCAGGCCGCGCAGGATCGTGCCGAAGGTCTGCTCCGAACGGAGCGTCTCGACCTTGGAGACCTGAGAAGCGAAGGTCAAGCCGTGGGCATGACCAGCGTAGATGGCCGTTTCACCAGCAGCGAGACCGCCAGCCACGCCCGTGGGGAGCAGGTTGGAGGTGTACAGGGTGAAGCGGTCAACCATGCCGAGGCGACCGTTACGCAGGATCGAGACGCCGTCACCCGACAGGTAAGCCTGACGGAGTTCCGACTGCTTGATGAGCGTAGCAGCCCAAGTCGGGAGAACGACCCAGCGGCCCGTCTCCGGGATGTTCTGCTCGTCAAGGCACTGGCCGAGACGGAGAATGACGGAGAGGATGTCGACCTTACCAGCAGCCGGAGCAGCGGTCGTGGACAACGGAGTAGTCGTCACACCAAGGTTGATGTTGCCAGAGATCTTACCAGCGGTCGTGCCACGGTTGAAGCTGTTAGCCTGACCGAGGATGCCAGCGAGCACAGCCGTATCAATCGTGATCTGCATCTGCTCAGCAGCGTCATCCGACCACATGCTGAGAAGGTTGAGATCCGACTGAACGTCCATGACGTCGTCGAGGATCGTGTTGAAGTACTTGCCCTGGTCGATCGAGAGTTCGATCACGTTACCAGAGGGGCGCTGCAACGAGAGCAGGCCGTCCGCGCGGTAGTCCGAGATCGTGATCGTCGGCTTGGTGCGGATTTTGACCTTGTCGCCCTGATTGCGGATTTCGCCTTCATAATCCGTGTTCGAGATCGCAGCAAGAACCGTCGAGGCGTAGAACTTTTCGACGAGCTTGCCAGACCAGATTTCGGGAATGAAGCCGGTTGCCTGAAGAGTGTTGCCCGAGCCACCAGTGGGGTAGATCGGAGGGGTCGTACCAGACCCAGCGATAGGAAATGCCATTAGCGTGGTTCCTAGAAGAGAAGATTACCGGATGCGTCCTTCTCGCTCCGCCTCGAAGATTTGACGTTCGATGCGATCCTTCTCCGCCTCTTTGCCCCGGAACTTTCCGGCAGCACTGTCGGCGTAGAATTTAGCGATCTGGGCGCGGGTGAAGCTCGGCTTCTCAGCAGGGGCACCACTGGCCGCTGCAGTCTTGGCTCTGCCCGGTGCCGCGAACTTTTCGAGCGGGACTTTGGGAACCGTGGTCCCCTGATTGTCCGGCCCGGCTTCTGCGGGAGCCGTAGCAGCCTCTTCAGCGAGGAAGCCTTGGAAGAAGGCCATGACCCGAGGGGTGTCGTTCCGCTCGTATGCGGCCTTCAGTAGTTCATGACGAATAACACCAGAATAAGGGTCTGGCAACTTCAGCCATGAAAGGAAGTTGGGGTCTACGTTGACCTCCTGCCAGTTTGGCAGGCGATCATTCATGGTGGCTTCCATGCGAGACCTTGCGTCTTGCTGGACATAACCACCGACCCCAGCCAGTTGAGACTTCAAACTGGCGATCTCTTTCTTGAGCTGTGCCACCTCTGGGCTCAGCTCTTCTTTAGCCTTCTTGCCCACCACGGACAGGAACTCGGACCCATAGTCCTGCTCCTCTTCTGGCGTGATAAGGCGTTCAGCGCGTAATTCGGCGGGGTCATCACTAAGCGGAGGCTGTTGCACCTGCATCGTAGCAATGACGTTCTGGAGGCTTGCGATCTGTTCGCTCAACGCGCGCACCTGCGCTTCAGAGCGATCAAACCGACCCTTCATCGACTTATAACGGTGTTCCCAAGACTGCTCGTCTTCAGGCTTTGCCTTCTGCTCATTACCTTGCGGGGTAATATCTTTGGCTTCGGGCGCGGGAGCTTCGGGGATTTTAGCTTCGGTGTCAGTAGGAGCTTCTTGCTCCGTCTCCTGAACCCCATCCTTCACTTCCTCGGGGGCGTATGCTTGTTTGAACGCTTGATCGGCGCGCGCAGCAAGGGCTTTAACGGCGGGCGGAATAGAGACGTTCGGATCAACTTCAGCGAATTGCTGTGCCATGTTTACTTCTCCCTAGTCATCTGGTCGGCAGTCTTGAGGCATTCGTTGAACAGCCGAAGGAGCACGCCCGCTTCACGAGCATGGCCTTGGGCAAGTTGAACGCTTTCAACCGGCGACGAGACGCACTGGTCACGTTTAGTGTCGGTGTACTGAGTGAAAGCCGCCAAGAAATCCGACCATTCCTCGGGGGCTCTACGCGCAAGCGATGCGGTCTTCAGAATTAAATCGCGCTGGCTCATCGACCCATCGTCATGATGGGGGCGAACGGACCAAAATCCGGAGCCTTAGCTTTCTTGGAGTAGTTGTTCATAGCGCGGTTGTACGTGTCGCCGCCTGTGATGGTGGCGCGCGCAAACCGGCTCGGCAGAACTTCCTGCTTACCCACAGGCTCGCCAGTCTTGCCGCTCGTTTTGGTCTCATTGGTTTTCATGGGTTTCCCCTTTCCACATGCGCAGGACATTTCAATCCTCCGCGTCCATAGCCGTGCGACCGAAACCAAAGTCGCCATACTGTTCGATTGGCCGAAGTTCATTCTTCAGATAATCGCGCTGCTGACCGACCTTTGGTTTCATCTTGCGCTTGTTGATAAAGTTCCGAGGGGTCCGGAGAATTTTCCCCGGTCCCATCGGCTCAGCCTTTGTGCTGATCTTGCGCGGGGCCATTAGTTCGAGGCCGTGACGCCCGGCTTGGCCGGAACGGACGGACGCTGCTTGCCAACCTTGCCCGACGGACCGCCCTTAGCGATCTGACCGTTGCGACCCATCGACGCCGTCTGACCGGGCACCTGCGTGCCGGTCTTCATCTGCTTGCCAACGAGGCCAGTCGGACCCGCCTTCACGAACTTGGTGTTCTTGCTCGAGAGCTGCTTACCCATAGCCATGCTGTTTCTCCTTAACCTGCACCGCCTGCGATGTTGGTGCGTGGACCCATATCTCCGGTGACGTTGCCGCCCTGGGGAGCTTGCGCGCCCTGCGCTTGCGCGCCGAGCTGTGCCATCATCGCAGCCTGCTGCTGCATCTGATTGAGTTGATCTTCGGAAGGCACAATCTCTTCGCCGGGCATACCAATGCCCTGCGCCACATTGCGCAGGATCGCTGCGCGACCCTTCGGCCCAACAATCTGCGTGTCGACAGGATTGGCGGTGATCTGGAGGAACTCGAGCTGACGAGCCCGCTGCGTCTCGCGTTGGATGGCGACATTCACACCCATGACGCGGATTTGCTCTTCACCCGTCAGCATTCCGGACGTGTCGGTGAGCATCAGCATGTCGAAGAGCTGCTGGAGCAGCGGCTCGAGCACGTCGCGGTCGACGTTAGCGGCAACCGTTTGAAGAATTTTTGACGCGTTGCCCATAAGCATTGCGAGACCGGATGCAGTACGACCAGCGCCGCCGCCAACACCCGTGCCAGCGAGATATTTCGGAATAGCCGAAAGCTCGTCCGCCAGGTTGTTAAACTGCTGGTAGACGCCCAACAATTCCTGTGCGTTTGACACAGGCTGGAAGAAACTGATGGGCACCTGCGAGTTGTTGCCCATCGGGTCGGACTGCGTGTGCCAACGCTTCCACGGATAGAGCTCTTCACCATCTTCGTCAGGCGCAAGACGATCGTCGTTGATGACGACCTGCGGGCCGGACGAGATCGACAGGTTGTTAACGAGCGCGCGTAGCGACGCGTTCGCGACTTCCTGAATATCGTGGAGGATGTCAGGCAAGCCGTTGCCGACCGGAGTACCCGGCACTTTCTCGAACGATGTGATGAAGTAAGGGTGGCGCTTGCGTGGAGATGGCGAGAGCTGCGCCTTAATGACATACTTTCCAATCAGCCAAATCTGCACGAAGTAATCGCGCATTGGGTCGGGGATTTCCTCTTCGGTCATCCCGTACTCGAGCAGCATCCGGCCTTGCACGTTGCCGTGGTACTCGAGGCAGTTGATAAGCCCTGACTGATTGAGCTGCGGATTTTCGCGGCTCTCGAGGATCGCGCGCTCCGCGTCGGTATAATCCCAGTTGTCAGCGAGACCGCCGCGACCGTAGTCGTCGAGTACACCGCGAATAGCGTCATGATTATAACCGGGCAGATCGAGAAGATCGTTCAGCTCAGCGCGTGTGACGCGCGTGCGTTCGATAACTGCGGCGTCTTCGATGTCGCTAACGCCCGGTGTCCACCAAATGTCGAATGGCGACACGCGGTTCCAGAACAAGCGAGGAAGCTGCTGCACATTTGCCTGACCACCGCGCCACTGTACGACAGGAACAATACGAACGATCGGCCCTTTGATGCACGCAAACGGGAAGAGTGGGAGGTCGACGAGGAACTCAGCGAGCGCCTTGTAGAAGCCGCCGTTTTGCAACATCTCGTCGATCTTATCTTCCGAGACTTTGGCTTGCTGCTGCGCGCGCTTCTTTGCTGCCTGACGTGCAGCCTCCATAAGCTGCAGCGTGCGATCACGAATAGCGTTTACATCAGGCGGCGAACCGCCCATCTGCTGCATGTTTCCAAGTTCAGATTGCACGAGCATATTTATGCTCTGAACAATCTCTGCTGGAATGTCTGGATCAGCGGGAGGAGCAAGCCCCCACGGGCGATCAGGCGCAAGATATACATCGCGAAGCAATGACGATGCGCCACGGCACTTCATTGCAATGATGCGTGCGTAAACTTCAGAACCGCCAAACTTGCGAATTTCAGCGATCTTTTGCGCGTCATACATGCCGTTGAAAGCGCGCAGCGCAACAAGCAGACGCTCTGACCAACCGGACATCGTATTGTTCCGGTGGTTGCGCATGATGTTGAATTGCTCGCGCACAAAGGAGGCGAGGTTCGTCATCTCTGGCGAGGATGCAGCAGCTTCAGCCGCAGCTTTGTCGTCGTTCTGCTTCTGAAGCGCTGCTTCGAGCTGCGCCGGAGGAACGACGCGAAGAACGCCGCGCTGGCCGAGGGCTTCTGCCATTACTTCTTACCCCCACGTTCCCGTTTACGGATTGCGTCAGCGGCGCGGCCAATGACCTCACGGCCCTTCCACGATTTTGCCCTGACAACGACACCGTTGGCGTCGCGCTCGGCGTCGTCATCGGACAGCGCGTCGACGCCTTTCATTGCGGAGCCGACTTCGTCTTCGTCGACCAGACCGCCATCCTCGAATTTCTGCACGCGAGAGCGTCCAGCCTTCGTGTAGCTCTTCGAGTATTTCGTCGTGAACATGGGCTACCCCGCAAGTCGCCACTCGACCGTTACCTACAAGATACAGTATAGTGACGCGGCCTGACAACTACAGGGAGCTAGTTTATGGCACATAATACCGTGCCCGCAAAGAACTTCGACGAAGCAACTCTCGTGAAACTTGCGCGAGAACTTGCTATGGGTATCCACGAAGTCGAAACTATACTTGAAACGAACCAGATCGACCAAAACACGTGGGAGGTCATTCAAAACCACCCGCGCTTCAAACAGTTCCTCGAGACGGAAATGTCGAACTGGGGCTCGGCTCTCAACACGCAGGAGCGCGTGAAGCTCAAAGCGGCGGCGATGATTGAGGAGTGGTTGCCCGAGGCTTTTGCCCGCATGAGCGATCGCGGCGAGAGCCTCAGTGCAAAGACTGAGCTCGGAAAACTTGTGCGCGACCTAGCGGGTTTCACCAAAAACGGTGTCGGCGTTGAAGGTGTTGGCGAGCGGTTTTCTGTGACAATCAACTTGGGCGCAGACAGCCAGATCAAGTTTGAGAAGGAAATCGCGCCCAAGGTAATCGAGGGTGAGGTGATCCAGTGATCGAGATATTGAAGACCGCCGCCTGCGTGGCGCTGACGTTCTTCATGATCTTTCATATGTTCGTGCTCGGAATAATCGGGCTCTTTGTCATTGAGGTTTTGCGTTAATGACCGTCATCAACTACACAGGGCCACCAACCTGCGCCGCGTTTATGAAGTCCAATGCGTTCGGTCGTATGATCGCCGGACCCGTGGGCTCAGGCAAAACGACCGCATGCCTCTTTGAACTTTTCCGACGCGCATGCGAGCAAATCCCTGCAGCCGACGGCTATCGCTACACCCGCATGGCGATCGTTCGCCAGACCTTGAAGCAGTTGAAAGATACGGTGCTCAAGGACATCACGACCTGGCTTGAAGGCGTGGCTGAGTACAAGGTGTCTGACAACACAATTTACATTTCGATTGGCGACGTCCGCTCCGAGTGGCTTCTGATCCCTCTCGACACTCCAGAAGATCAGCGCCGACTGCTCTCCATGCAGCTCACGATGGCGTGGATGTCGGAGTGCATCGAGATGGACGTGGGCATCGTCAGTCCGCTCGCTGGTCGTTGCGGTCGTTATCCTGCGGCTAATCTCGGCGGCGCATCATTCTTTGGTATTATTGCCGACACAAACATGCCGTCAGAAGGTTCTGACTGGCATAAGTTCATGGCGCTCGAAACCCCACCAGACTGGCAGATTTTTATTCAACCGGGCGGGATGGAGGAGAACGCTGAGAACCTCGAGTGGCTGACCCAGACGCCCGAGACTTTGAAACTACCTCTTACCTCTGAGGTAAGGAAGGCGCAGGGGAGGACATATTATGAAAGGTTCCTCAGATCGAACACGGAAGACTGGTGCAGGCGGTACGTCCACGCGCAGTACGGTGACGACCCGTCCGGCAGCGCCGTCTTCAAAGACAGTTTCAAAGCCGCGTTCCACGTCGTCGAAGGCGTCACCCCAGTCGTCGGCCACCCCCTCATCATCGGCCAAGAGTTCGGGCGCGACCCCTGCAGCGTCATCTGCCAGCTCGACCACAAAGGTCGGCTTCTCGTCCTTGAAGAAGTGGTTGCAGACGATATTGGGTTGGAGCTCCACGTCGAAAGAAACCTCCGCCCCGCCCTTAACGACCCTCTCTACCTCGGACGGGCCATCGCAATCGTCGGCGACCCGGCGGGGCGTTCGAAAGGCAGCATCTACGAAGAAACCTCCTTCGACGCGCTAAAGCGCATGGGGTTTCAGGCGTTCCCGGCCCCGACGAACGACATCGACAAGCGCCTGCGCGCGGTGGAGGCTTTCCTGCTGGCGCAGCGTGACGGTGGCCCGGCCATCCTCATCGACAAAGAACGCTGCCCCAAGATCGCCCGCGCCCTGTCAGGCGGCTATCGTTATGCCCGTACGCGAGGCGGCGTGCGCAAGCCAACGCCCGACAAGAACGAATACTCACACATCATCGACGCGCTTCAGTACGCTGCTCTGGCGGCACATGGTGGGATGGTTGGGATGATTGCTGGGCGGCTGCAGTCGCGTCCCCGCAAGGAGAGGGCTCGGATGACGGCTGGGGCGTGGACATAAAGTCAGGCATCCCAGCCGGAGGCCCATCGTGTAATTTTCCCGGCACCATCAGCCCAATGATCTGTTTGTAGTGTTCTGGTGTCAGACACATATGCAAGAGCTTCTCAACAGCAGACGGCTGCTGCATGTGTGCTTTGATGAACGTATCGAGCAGGTCCGGCTTAGCCCCCTCCAAAGTTCGCCCAACAGAATAATTCTTAAACCCCCGCACGTCGGCGTTAGGCGTCGTCCACACCTCACCTGTGGCATCATCAATGATGACCCACATGAGGTCATGCTCGCTTGAATAGTCGATCACTGCGATGGCTTCGCCGCCACCGCGCGAGGTCCGAAGGGGGATGGTAGGGTTGAGCTGAACGAAGCTCATGACGCGCGTTTAGTAACAACCACATTAGAGGCGATCCACGCCTCCACATCCGACCGGCGATAGAACACCGCCTTCCCGAGCTTCACAAAATCCGGCCCAGTTTTCTGTACACGCCACGTTTGAAGCGTCTGCGGTTTGACGTCGATCATAACGGCAAGCTCGTCTTCGCTCAGGAGCCCCACCATCATACGAAGCCCAGTCTTCTTGTTATCTTCGTCCACGACATCACTCCATACATGACTGATGTCAATTATATGGAGTCAAAAGAATACCGTGGTCAAGTGAAGCAAAGCAAAAATGACTTTTATCCTAGAGGGGGCGTGCGGGGCGGATCGGTGCAATCCCGGTGCAGTCAGGCGGCACCGAAGCCTGTTTAGGCCGAACCCAAACGCAGGTCAAACACCATGTAACTTTGGTGTAACCTACTGTCTTATATGGCAAATATCTGAAATCATTATAGTTCTTTAGCGCGGAGCTGAAAATATCATGCCCATCGTCAATAGGATGGTTTGATGTTGTGGGGGCGGGGGTTGGGGATGTGTCGGTGCTTTTGCGGTGTAATGGTTTGATGGTTTCATGAAGGTTACATTGGGTTTTCTAGGCTACATATTTTTGAAGTAGATCAAAACACACCCCACCCTGGCCCCGGCCTGTCCAGTAGGGGGGCCGGTGGGGTGGGGGGCCTACACATAGCAGGATAAAACGCTACGCTGATGTAGGGCGAGCCGCGTTGAGAATATGTGAGCATTGGATACAGGGTTCGCGCGAAATTTTTTCCAGTGCGAACGGACGGTCTGACGGTCTGACGGTCTGACGGTCTGCCTCGCTCCCCTCACCTAGGGTGTAGAAAGGCGGTGTCTCATGACGCAACTCAATCTGTTCTGCAATCTTCCAAAGCAACGCAAGGTTAAGGTGATCCGGCGGGGCGAGGCGGTGGTGCTTCGTGGTGCTGGGTTACTTTACAAAGTAAAGACTGGTGAGGTTGTTATTCCTCCGGTCCCGAATGACAAGGGGGCTCGTAATGCTGTTCGCTGATCTTCCTGTCCAGCTATCGCCCCAAGCTGCGGCAAAGCGTGACGCTGACGCGCTCGCTGCTGTCGAGCGTGAAAAGGCGAAAGCTCTTAAAGAGCGCAAAGCTCACGGGCTGCGGCGCTGCGCGGTGCCGATTGTTCATCCGGTCCCGCTCGCGCGGATCAAGCGGCGCGTTGGTTTCATCGGTCCTCTGCGTCCTCCGGTTCCGGCTGATTTCATCGGACCATATGATCTCCGGCCTTTCATGGTGTTACGGGGCGAGGCTAAGGCGGCACAAGGCGCTGACGGTTTAACGCGCAAAAAGGCGCGCGCTCTTCCTCCGATGTCGTGGCTATCGGAAGTCGGCGCGGTCGATCGGTCGGGACCGGGGCTCGCTGGTATGGCGGCACAAGTGGCGAGGCGGGGGGTCTAATCCCCCGTTTTCCTTTTCTATTGTATTCTTTATTCTTTATTCTTTATTCTTTATTTCGATCAAGTTACCTTTTGCGTTTCCCCTCACCTAGGGTGTAATCCGGCGCAGGAAATCATCTCAAGCTGATCTCCGGAAAGCGTGCAAACAAAATAAAGAATAAAGAATAAAAAAATCCCCTGTGATTTCAAGGGGTTGTGAAAGTATCGCAAAGGTTACAATAAAGAATAAAGAATAAAGAATAAAGAGCGCGTGCAATCTCCGGCGCGCTCTTTATTCTTTAGTCTTCCTTCGGGGTTTGCCTGTTACCTCGCAAGGTAAAGCACCACACAACAGGCGAAAGGGTAGTAAAATGACGAACGCAACTCTCTCCAACTCCGCCGCTCTTGCCGATGGCAAAAAGGAATTTCTCTCTCGCGCTCGCGAACATGGGCGCGCGATTGCTGCAGGCTCCGATGCGTGGCCGAACATTGCGCTCGAAACTGTCGAGGCTGCATCGCTGGGCTATATCTCGCCCGATGATGCCAAGGCGATTTATGATGACGTGATCTCGGCCTATTCCAAGCGCCTCGTGCACTCGGATAACGGCAAAGGTGCGGGCGCGTCCAAGCTCAAGTCCATCATCACGCTAGGCTGTATGACCACGGTCGACGGGGTGAAGGCGCTGCAGGATGCCGCGCTCGAGCACGCTAAAATGCGCAAGGAAGGGCTCAAGCCGCAAGCCGCTTATGCGGGTTTCGTCTCGGTCGCGCGCGCTCAAATCGCCTCGCCTCGCGTCCAGCTCGGCGCGTCTGACCTGCGCGCTGCGCTGATGAAAGTCGAAAAAGAAAAGACGGCGCGCGATTTCGTGGCCGATGCTGTGAAGGATTTAGAAAAGGCTCTCGCGGTCGAAGGGCTCTCGGCTGACGAAAAGGCTGGGGTCGAGGCTGCGCTTGCTAAGGCTGGTGAAGTCATCGGGCTGATGGAAGCGGCGGCGGCGCGGTCTGAAAAGCTGGCGCAACTCGCGGCGCTGCAAGCCGAGCTGGGCCTGTAAGGCACAAGGGCGGGAGCCGGAGCTCCCGCCCATTTTTTGCGTCCGCGCCTTCGGCGCGGGTGCGATCCGCGCTCTCATTCATAGCGCACTCATTTGCTAGCGCACTCACGCGTGCCCACGCCCATGTCTGCGGCGCGCCCAAGCAAATGCACTCGCTTACTTCCGCAGGTAAGGCCCCGCGCGGCGGACCCCCGCCCATGCGGTCGGTCTTACGCGCCGAGGTAAGCCTCGAGAATAGGAGCATCACATGCGCACATTCGTGACTATCTATCGCGACCGGAAATACCTGGTCGATGCCTCATCCTCATATGAGGCCCAATGCCTTGCGGCGAAGTTCTTCAACGTCAAGCCCAAGTACCAGTACCAAATCTCGGTGTTTTTGTCCGACGTGCCAATAAGCACGTCTAGCATCTGACCATACCAGGCTCATTACCTTGGAGGGTAAACCATGCTCATACGTGCGTTTCTCATGTTCGTCGACGCGTTGTCGCTCATGATCCTGTTCGCGTTTTTCTACGCGCTCTGGCTCGTCCTGCCATGACAATTTCTGTCACCCCTTACTTCAGGAGGTAAAAATGTATCTGACCAAGCCCCAGCAGCAATCACTCTACAAAGCGTGGCGTCGTGCCGAGCTGTCGGACATATACGCCGGGCTTCCATACATGCGTTTTCGCCGCACGGTGCAGCCGACATTCGGCTGTGATGGCGCTGTTATTGTCGCGTGGTGCGGCATGGTGCTGTGCATCGAGCGCGACGGCTACACTCATACCTAGGGGGGTAAACATGCTGTATCAAATCGAATACACGGACACGTTCGGTGGCGAAGCGAATTACTCGTGGGTCAAGCGCGCGTCCTTCATCGCACCTGATAATGCGTCGTCTCGTATGCTCGTGAAGCGCGCCAAGTTTGTGTTCGGCGTCACGGGTCGGCACGACACTGATGATTTCGGCGACGAGATTGTCATCCGCCCACGCGGCACGTGCACCATCATCTTCATTCGCCCTGAGCCTGAGCACGGTGATGCTCGGGACTATCTCGTTTAATTACCAGCCGAGCCTCGCAAGCTCGGCTCCTTACTTCAGGAGGTAAGCACCATGCGTAAAGAAACCAAAGAAGTCATGACGGCGTTTCTTGAGCGCAGATCATGCACGCGTGCACGCACGCAGACAAACGGCGATGCAGTTACCTTGCATGGTAATAAAATCGCATGGCGTGAAGATGATGGATCAATTTCGATGTGGCTGTGCGGGTACGGCACTGTCACCACGCGCGAGCGGCTCAACGGTCTGTGCGAACTGCTTATCGGTAAGCGTCCGTGGCATCAGAAAAAGCATGAGCAGTATTACGACGACTATGAAGTCGGCACGCGCCAGGTCGTCACCATCCATACCTTGCAGGTAAGCGACAAACTGGAGGATGCAGCATGAGAACCATAACATCAAATGACGATAACAACGGCACACGCATCGTCGATGAGGTGCACGGCAAGACTATACAAGAGCTGTCGTTCCACTGGACGAATGGTGTGTCCATTACATTCACGGATGGC